GTTGTTATCCTAGATGAGGCAGATTATCTTAATGCTCAATCAACTCAACCCGCACTACGTGGTTTCATCGAAGAGTTTGCTGACAACTGTAGATTCATCTTAACTTGTAACTTCAAGAACCGTATCATCGAACCTATCCATTCTCGCTGTGGTGTATATGAATTCAATACATCTAAGAAAGACATGGGTCAATTGTGTGGTCAGTTCATGGAACGACTCAAGACAATTCTTGATACCGAAGGTGTTACGTACAGTGATAAACTGATTGCTAACATGATTATGAAACATGCTCCTGATTGGAGAAGAGTGATTAATGAATGTCAACGCTATTCAATGGGTGGTCAACTAGACTCTATTGCTATCGATAGTACTGATAGTGAAGTCGATCAACTGTTCGCCTCGCTGAAAGCAAAAGACTTTAAGAAGATGCGCTCATGGGTTGTTAATAATGTTGATGTAGATACCTCGACCATCTTCCGTTCACTATATGACAAGATGTATGATAGAGTTGATCCGTCATCTATTCCGCAGTTAGTATTAATTCTTGCTGACTATCAATACAAGGCGGCATTTGTTGCTGACCATGAGTTAAACATTGTTGCTTGTATGACTGAAGTAATGGCAAATGTGGAGATGATCTAATGATTAACATATATGATTATGAAACATTAGGCACTGACTTGAACACTGCTCCTGTAGTGAACGTGGCGGCAATGACAGTTGACGAAGATATGTTTCTTTCTGATACTCCATACTCTTATATGGACTTAGTTGGTCTTGCTAAGATAATGAAGTTTGATGTTAAAGAGCAGGTCGAGAAGTACGGACGTATTGTAGATAAGAATACACTCGCGTGGTGGCAGAAGCAAGGAGAAGCGGCAATGTCGCAACTCAAACCTCTGTCAACAGATGTATCAATCACAGAACTGCCAGCGTTTCTTCGTGCAACAATGACACCTGGTCAATTAGTTTATACGCGAGGCAACACTTTCGATCCTGTTCTCACTACATCTATATGCAATCTACTAGACGCATCAGAACCCTACAGATTCTGGGATGTTCGTGATACTCGTACTATGATTGAAGGCATTGCAATTGGTCATGGTATTAATATCAATAACTCATTCATACCTAAGGGCGTTAATGATGGTGACTTCATTGCTCACAATCCTGCACACGATATCGCTATGGACATTTTCAGAATACAGCAGTTGCTAAGAGGTGTATTCTACAATGAACCCTTTTGATTATGTGATGGCGATTAATCTAAGTAAGAAAGACCTGATGGTAGATGACCTGACTGAGAAGGGTTATGCTCCATATATGGTAAATAGATCCCTTTCTTACTTCCCAGACACTGTTGCTGTTGCTAATGCTATGAATCAGCACTACTCTATTGACAAAAAACTACAATTTCATTTTCTGCTAAATATAGTTAGAAAGAGGAAGCGGTTCTCTAAATGGGATAAAGCGACCAAATCTGATGACGTGGATGCAGTTAAAGAGTATTATGGTTATAGCAACGAGAAAGCAAAGTCTGCTCTTAAACTCCTCACACCCGACCAAATAATAAGTATTAAGAAAAGGATCTATAAAGGTGGAAGGAATTAAATTATGGACATCGTCCGATATGTTAGAAGTTATTCTTCAAGAACCCGATGACTTCTTAAAAGTGCGCGAGACACTGACACGAATGGGTGTCGCATCTCGCAAAGAAAATAAACTGTTTCAGTCTTGTCACATTCTACATAAGCAAGGCAGATACTTCATTGTTCACTTCAAAGAACTATTTCTACTAGACGGCAAGAAGTCTAATTTAGAAGAGATGGATCTACTACGAAGAAATAGTATTGCTCAGTTGTTAGCAGATTGGGGTTTAGTAAGCATCGTTGATAAAGAGATGGTTGCTGAATGCGCACCGCTCAGACAGATTAAGATTATTTCTCACAAAGAAAAGAGTGAGTGGGAGTTATGTCCCAAGTATAATATAGGTAACAAGTGACAGTAGAAGAACATATACACAGGATGGAAGAACTCTTCGGGGAACTTCCTAATCCTGATCACAGTCCAATACAGTTTCAATACTATGTTGACCTGTACAAGTTTTATACGAAACAGGGTTACTGTTAGTATAAATAAGCGCGTAGATGCGGATGGTCCGGTCTACATTTTTATCTTGCTTTTAATTAAGGAGAAGCACTATGACGAACACAACGAGTATCAAAGTACCCAGTCTATATCCACGAGCATCATTTGTGGGTTTTGACCACCTCTTCGCTGAATTAGATTTTGTCACGAGAAATGCCAAAGACACTTACCCTCCACATAACGTAGTAAAAATCAACGAGTTTGATTATGTGATAGAGATAGCAGTCGCGGGTTTTGAGATGGACGATCTTATCATTGAACAGGACGAGCGAACTTTGAACATAGCAGGCAATCAACAAAGTGTGGATGCGCCTGTTGAATACCTACACAAAGGTATTTCCACTAAAAAGTTTCAACGAACTTTTCGACTTTCCGAGTATGTTGAAGTAGTAGGAGCGACTCTGGACAAAGGTATCCTTGTAGTTAATCTAAAGGTCGAATTGCCCGCAGAGAAGCGTCCACGTAAAATTAAAATCAATTAATTTTCGTGGAGAAAAAAAGAAATGGCAACGTCTAAAGTAGACAGGGTCGGTTCTTGGTTAATAGGTTCAATGTGTACTATCGCATTGTTCGTATCAATCACAGCACTGATTTAACAGTCAAGAAAACTAGGGAGGTGAGATGCCTCCCAACTTTTAGGATGAACTAATGATTGAAGCATATATGGGAGTTGATCTAAACAATCCACTCGCAGTAAAGTACAACGAATTATCCCTCAAATCTTTTGAATGCGTATCTGACGTACTCAACATAAACGTAATACAATGTATAACACCAGATACATTATTCCCACATCTTACGTTATCAAAACATAAAGACAGATCACCACAAGAAATAGCACATATTCATTCAACCTTCAGACTCATGCGACGAATCTCTCGTGGCGAACGTCTATGGATTATGGAGCATGATGCATATTTAATCCCGGAACAGGTTGACATGTTCAGGCGTATTATGTTAAAATATACAGAGATGCCAACATGTAATATTGGTATTGCGCTTGAGTGTTACACAGTTATACCACAGATTGCAGAGATGTTTTGTGAACATGTTATTAATGACGAGATGCACAACTGTCGTGGACCTATGAGTATACTCCACTCTGTCACTGACTTTTACTGTAAAGCGAACAACAATAATCGATACAATGTTTATTGGCCAAAGAAGGGCATGGATAACAAAACTGGCGTTTCAGTTAATGTTTCTCATGCTCACACTCGACCCAGTGTAGTACTTGATAGTCCTATTACTCAGTTAATAGATGAGAATCAAGGTTGCACAGTAACAGATAGAACTAGATTCCAAGGAAAAGAACGATACTACAATTCAAAGACACACCCAAACTTTCACTTCGTTACATTATAAATCGCTTGACTGTCCGCGCCATGTGTGTTATAATGGTGTCTTATACTATGGAGAACCTATGAACTTTTACACAAATGTGACCCGATACGGTAACAAATTACTTTATCGTGGATATGAAAACGGTGAGCGCGTAGAACTACGCATACCTTATCAACCCACAATGTATGTTACCTCACGTAAGGCGACTGGCAAATACAATACACTCTACGGTGTTCCTGTCGAACCTATGCAGTTCGATTCCATGAAAGAAGCAACTGAATTCACCAAGCAATACGAAGGTGTGAAGAACTTCGATGTTCACGGTCAGTCTAACTTCGTAACCCAATTCATTAGTGATGCATTCCCTCAAGAGGACGTCAAGTGGGATCTCAGTCAAATTAACATATGCTCTGTCGATATTGAGGTGAAGTCTGATCAGGGTTTCCCTAAACCTCAAGAGGCAGCACATCCTATTACCGCTATTTGTGTCAAGAACAATCAAAGCGATGTTTACACAGTATGGGGTCTTAAAGATTATGATCCAACTCTGAATGACTTAGAAGTGACGTACTTCAAGATGATTGACGAGAAGGCGTTGATTCGTGCTTTCTTGGACTGGTGGGGTGCTAACTCGCCTGACATCGTTACTGGTTGGAACTCAAAGGGTTTTGATATTCCATACCTAGTCAACCGCACTCGTAATATAATCAATGATGATGCTATTAAAGCATTCTCTCCATGGAAGTTAGTTCAAGCGAGAGAAACTAAAACTGCTTACGGTGTTGACCAGACTTACGATCTTATGGGCATTGCGCAACTCGACTACCTTGAATTGTTTAAGAAGTTCGGTAAACTGACATACGGTGAGCAAGAGTCCTACAAACTGGATCATATTGCTCAGACCATACTCGGCGAAGCAAAACTATCATACGAAGAACATGGTAATCTACACACACTATACGAGCAAGATCACCAGAAGTACATCGACTATAACATTAGAGATGTCGAGTTGATCGTGCGATTCGAAGAGAAGATGGGTCTAATTGCTCTTGCTCTTACTATGGCATACCAGTCTAAAGTAAACTATGCAGATACATTCGGCACAACTTCTATCTGGGATTCTATCATCTACAATCAGTTGATTAAGAAGAATGTTATTATTCCACCTAAACCTCCTCTGGATCACGATGTTAGTCGTATTGTTGGTGGTTACGTGAAAGAACCTCAAGTAGGATCACATAACTGGGTAACATCATTCGATTTGGCATCTCTGTATCCTAACATCATTGTACAGTACAATATGTCACCCGAGACTATGTGCTATGACGAAGATATTCCTACTGCTATTGCCGCTAACGGTGCTTCTTTCCGCAAAGATAAAGAGGGTATTATTCCTAACGTGATTCGTAAGTTCTATGATAATCGTGTTACTATCAAAAAGAACATGCTTGCGGCACAGCAGAAGTATGAGATTGAACCCACCCATGAACTCGTGAATGAGATTGCAACGCTGAATAATCAGCAGATGGCGATTAAGATTTTGATGAACAGTCTCTACGGTGCGCTTGCTAATAAGTACTTCCGTTACTTCGATCAGCGTATCGCCGAGGGTGTTACTATGTCTGGTCAACGTGCTATCAAGGTAGCAGAGGTAGCAGTCAATGATGAGATGAACAATCTCCTCAAAGATAAGAAAGATTATGTTATTGCTATGGATACTGACTCCTTGTATATCAACATGGAATCTTTGGTGACGAAGTTCTCACCTGCTGATCCTGTTAAGTTTCTTGATAAGATATGCGGTGAACATTTCGAGAAAGTTATTGCTGGCGCATATGACAAACTAGCGAACGACACTGGTGCATACATCAATCGCATGGTGATGGAGCGAGAAGTTATTGCTGAT